GTTAAAAGCCTGAAATAAGAACTGTTTTATACGTGTTGTTCCGAAACAATCAATAAGTCCGCGATAAGGGAACAGGAGGAAAATGTCAACGTACTCCGGTAACACAGAGGATGAGGAAGACGATATTGAGTCATGCAGATCATCAACTGTTGGATCGACCGCTAGTCGGAAGTCGGCCAAGAAGAAGGAAGGGCCACGTCCCTATCCTGTGGGGTTCAATATGCCCCCGAATAAGGTACAAGTGTTTGTCGACACTTACGGTATTCAACCCATCTTGAGTACGTCCCAAATGTTCCATATGCATCCTCGCCTCGCTTATGAGCGAAATAGGTTAGAGTTAGAAGCAATGAAGATCATAGGACGCTCAAAGAAGATATACGACGTGGGCAGTGGAGCCCGAAGACGGGCGCATTATAACGTACACTGTCTTTGTCCGTATCTTCAGCCAGGGGACGATCGCCGGTTGAATGAGAATATAACAAATGGGAATTCGGTTTGTGCGCATCGATTGGAAGATTGGTGCAAATGTGCTGCTGAACCAGATGTTTACTTGTTCGTACACTCTGCGTATTACATCCCTTTCTGTGATATGTGGAATGCCCTTGATAGATGTAGTAGCCATGTCGCGTATGTGGTGGGACACACTTTTGAGGAAGCTTTCGGTAGTCTATGTGACGGTGAGGCTGATTATCGTTTGGAATTGCGGTCCAAAATACCAGAGATCGTAATGAAAGTAAAAGGAAATGTGCATGAGTATCGGCATCCCGCTCTCCTTTGGGATGGACAGATTGCACATGATGGTGTTAGAACGTTAAACGTAGAGACGATGCGTAAGTTAGGCGACACTTACCTCTGGAGAGTCACCCAAGGGGGTGCCTACACTCACTGCCCCGCCATAGATTGGCGCGCTGCAACGATCGATTATTCCCAAAGAGGGCCCATTCACGTGCCAGGGTTTGATCGAATCACACAACAATCGTTGTCAGTCAATGGGTTTATGGATGTAGAAGTGGACTGTGTGTATGGGGCTGGCAGGTTTCTGCTAGGGGAAACTCGCCGTGGGAGAATTTTCATGCCGAAAGACGTCGTTCCGGCGTTGGCTGCTAAATTCCACGGGCGTGTGAGGGACCCCGCCCTTATGCTAGATATCATCCACGCTTGCAAGCAGGCCATCGGCAATGCAAGAATGCCAGCAGGAGAGAAGTTAATGTCGCAGACCTTTGCTGCCGCCTTGATATTTAATTATAATATCAGAAACGAGATCGATGTCCAAAATACGATTGTGAATCGATTCTCAAGTGTATGGCGAATACACGCTGCGCTTGTCTCGTTGGTCCCGGTGCGGGTAGTTTCAATCACCTTGTTGGTTATGGTTGGATTGATATTCACATCGTTGGTGCTGACTGGATATTTTGAGTTGCCCCACTTTCATTGGGAAGTTTTGTGGGTGATGGCAGTTTTGTTGTTGTTTTGGGTTTTGTTGGCTTGTTCAGTCTGGTTTAGAAAGTGGCAGTCACGTCGGACGGGAGATAATTGGTCGAGTGTACTATTCCATGAGGAAGAAGTGTCACACATCACGGGGAATTACACGAGTTGGTTGCCTAGGTTTAGGTTCCGAGCGTTTTCTCAGCTGAGAGAACCCTTGGTCCCACCTGGAGGCATGTCGATGAGTGTGGAGGAGGATCCGTTTCCTCCCCGCCACCCCGGTGTGCAAAGAGACGTTTTAACCTTGCAAGGAATGGGAGTTGCCACTGCCGTGCCTACTGCCCCCAGAACTGACCAGGAGTCTGAAATCACCGCGATAACTCATCGTTTGATGACCGCGCCCACTGTTGTAGAGCGTCATGCTTATGACAAGTTCCGAGACTACGCTAGTTATGGAGCAGGGCAGGCGTTGTTGAACATTAAGATTGAGGGTTCAAGAATGATGTACGACGAATGGATTCACCAAGCGAAGTTCACAAAAGCACAACAAGAGAAGTTTCAGAGGTGTTACGAAGAGGACGTTCAGAATGACAAGTTACCCAAGCCAGGGACCGAGTTTAATGCTTTTGTCAAATTTGAGAAGATGAAATCATTAACCCTAGCAATGATAGAAGGGTTGAAGACCAGACTTGTCAATGGTCCACCGGATTCGGTGAAAGTTGCAGTAGGTCCATGGATGGCACGTGTTTACCACGAGGTCAAGAATGCATGGGACGGAACCAACTGTCGCATTTTATATGCATCAGGCATGACGCCGGATGCGATTGGGAAGAAATGTGATGAATTTGCCAAATCGGTGGGAGGTTGGGAGAATGTAACAGGTGTGTGGGATGATTGTATCGCGTATGATTCGACACTCGAGAATGAGTTGTTGCAAATCCGCGAGGATCTCTACCCCAAGATGGGGGTGCCACCAATCACTATGAAGTGGTTAAAATCGACGGCCAATCGTGGTCGGTCGAGGCATGGGGTCAAATACAATTTGGGTAAGAAAACTTTGTGGGATGGGACAGTCGTTGACCTAAGGAAATTATTTTCTGGCGAGCTCGACACCAACTTGGTTGGTACCATGATAAATGGTTGTGCCCATGACTCCGGGTTGAGACAAGATCTCCCTCTGTTGATGTTAGTATGTGGGGATGATAATCTTATTCTAGTTGCCAAGAATAGGATGCGGGCGGAAGACTTTGAAGATCTGAGGTTACACTTGGAAGGATTAGGTCTGAAACCCACGCAAGGTGTGTCTGATAAGAGAGGTGATTGGGAGTTTTGTTCCAAATTGTTGTGGCCGGCCAAGGATAGACAGACTGGAGAAGTCGTCACTGTTCTTGGGCCAAAGCCAGGACGATGGCTGAGCCGTATTGCTTGGTCCTTAACAACTCCTGACTCAATGAACTTTAGGGCAGCCATGTTGTCATCAATGCACGATTGCGCTCACATTCCAATCTTATCAACCTACGTGGCGACGGGGTTGAGGTTATCCTCTGGCCAGAGGGCGTCTGGTAAGGAGTATTCCGAGTTGAAGCATGTCACTAAGTCATATGCACCGGTTCCTGAAGCATTAAGAATCCTTGAAGAACGTTACGGAACAACACCCATGCACGTGTTGGAACTAATAAAGCAAATCCAAGGCTGCACTAAGTTACCGTGTGTTTTCGACTTTTCATGGGCTACCGCGGCAGCAAAAAGAGACGAGGAATAAGTTTAGAAGTAGCCATTTGTAAGAGCTGTTTCTACCATATTGTGTGTGTGTTAGTTAGAAAATGTCAAGAAAAGTCAAAGCGTCCAAGAAGAATGGGGCGAGCAATAAAGCGCGCTCGCTTACTAACAACGCCTCAGTGCGAGATGTTGTTGGTCCCAGACCAAAACGAAAGACTTCCTCTAAGAAGAAGAACGGTAAAGGAGCCTCAATGCAACATGTTAGAGCTGTATGTGCTATCACTGACCCTTTCTGCCCTGCTAGTAAGAATAGTAAGTATGCAGATGGGACGATGGGCAATACCATGACAGAGCAATTCCGAGGAAATATTACTGTGTCTTCTTTGACGGCATCGGATAAGAATCTGATTATCTTTTCCCCTCAGTTGATCTTTGGAATCCTACAAGGAGCGACTGCAGCTGGGAGCGTCGTCACCATGGCGGCAAGTTTTACGAGCTACAAGCCTAATTCTTTGCTGTCAACTCATGGTGCGGTGTATCGGATCGTGTCGTTTGGGGTCGTTGCTCGGTGTGTTGCGTCGGCAACTACCGCGTCTGGCCTTGTTACTTTTGGAACATCTGCAGCCGTTCCGGCCGCTGGAGGATCGTATACCACAGGGCAAGAATTGTATGACGAGGTGACAGTCAAGGCAATTCAGCCAGGTATGGAGTTATCATGGATTTCCGTTCCTCGCGGCCCATCGGCCCGCAACTTTGTGAATTTTAGTACTGTATCAGGCCCATTGGTTCAATCTCAATGGACTGGACTCTTTGTGGAGATCACTGGTGCGCCAGTTGCAACTGCTGTGTTGAGCCTTGAATGGTTTATGAATATTGAGTTTACTCTCAATAATTCTGACCCGCTGACCGCTGTTGCCACACCAAATCCCCCCGCAGTTAGTGCTGCTACTCAAGCCGTCACAAAAATCCATTCGAGTTTGGGTTCGTTTGTTGAAGGTGGAGTGAAGAGTGTTGAGGC